CGCCCGCGAGATTCTCGACGTTCGGGATCTGGTTCCACTGGTAGATGTCCATGCCGGCGACCTGACCGACGTTGCCGGTGGTGACAACGGTGTTGGCGCTCGGGTTGAGGGAGCTGACGAGGGAGGCGGAATTGCGGAGGGCCTTCAGGTAACCGTTGCCGACGAGGAAGGAGCGAGGCTGACCAGCCTTGGCGCCGTCGAGGAGGAACTGAGCGTTCACCACGTCATCATAGCCGAAGTCATTGACGGTGACGATTTCTTCCGTGGGGAAGTTGGCGGTCGTGAAGACGGCGCCGATTTCTTCCCAGCACTTGTCGACGATGGCCTGAGCGGCGGTCTTCGCGTAAGCGTTGATCAGGTACTGCATGCCGAACTCCTGGATGTCCAGGGGGCTGAACTCGTCGACGTACTTGAAATGTTTCAAGGTGACCGAGGAGTTGGTCATCGTGGCGCCGTCAACATCCGCGAGGGTGTTGGTGGCCTTATTGAACTCCGATGCAACGCCGCTGCCCATGATCGGCACGAAAACGGTTTTGCCCGCGCGGCCGACAGAGGCCGAGAGGTTGACGGAGATGTTGTTGAGGATGGGGAGCTTGCCGGCGACAGTCTGGACGATGTAGTCAGACAGGATAGCCGGAGCGGTAGGGAGGACGGTAGCCATAGTAGTGTGTTAGGGAGTGAGGGTTAGAGGGAAATGAGAGCGGCCTTGTGCGCGTTGAAGAACGCGATGCGGGCCTGACCAGGAGGGAGAGCGAGGTAAGCAGCCTTGATGTCGGCGTTGCTCATCTTGACCGGGGAGTCGCCCTTCGGAAGTTCGACAGGCTCGGTGCCGAAGGAGGCGACGATCTTCGCGGCTTCCTTCGAGGCGGTGGCCTTCGAGCCTTCGAGCTCGGCGACCTTGGCCTTCAGCTCGGAGGCTTCCTTGGCGGAGGCTTCGAGGGCGGCGGTCAGTTCGGCGACCTTGGAGGACGAAGCGGCGGCCTCGACCTTGAGGGACTCCAGTTCGGCGGAGGCGCCGACGGTCATCTTCTCGACGGTGGTGCGGAGGTCGTCGCGTTCAGCGGTAAGGCCCGCAAGCGAGGCGGCGGCCTGGACGAGTTGCTCTTCGATGGTCATGCTAGTCCTGCGGAAATTGGCAACCTTGGCCGAGGGGACGACGGCCTCTTCGACCTCGTCTTCGACTTCCTCTTCGGACTCTTCGACGACTTCAGGGACATCCTCGGGGGCCATGACTTCGACGCCCAGGGCGGCCACGGCCTCGCGGCTGTCGGCCCGGTTGTCGATGAACAGGTCGACGCGCTCGCCCTTGTCCAGGCGTTCCTTGATGATGCGGGCCTTGAAGGCCGGAGCCTCTTCGGAGCCGTCATTCATAATCAGCTCCTGATACTCGAGGCCAGTGGCGGCGAGGTCGGCCACGGTCTTCTCGCGGTCGGACTCGGGGCGGTTGGTCAGGATGACCACCTCTTCGGCGGTCTCGTCGATGAAGTCGATGACGCGCTCGACGGGCTGGCCGTCTTTCAGGATCGTGTCGTCGATGTCAGTGAAGATGCGGGGCATAGTTGTATCTAGTTGGGTTAAAGTCTTGGGGGAGGACAGGGCGGACGCTCCGGCCTCGCGGTCGAGCTGCGCGACCTTGGCCTCGACCCAGTCGGCCGTGCGCATGATGTCGCCAGAGGTCGGGCCACCCCAGAGAGCCCAGGCTACGGCGCCGGCTCCGGGGAAGTCGTCGCTCGCGGGCTTGTTCTTCGGGGCGTCCATGTCCGGGCGGTGGCGCTGGAACCAAGGCCCCATGCGGCGCAGCTTGTCTTCGGAGACTTCGCCGGCGGCCATCTCGCGGGCTTCCCGCAGGGTCTTGTCCGTGACGCCGTCGCCCGACTTGCCCTCGGCGTGCCATTCAAGGCCGCGTCGGGCAGCGTCGACGACGTAGTCTGGGACGCCGATCGCCATCAGAACGAACGCAGGGCGGCGGAGAAGGAGTCCGCAAGGCCGGTGACTAGGCCCTGGGCGGCGGCTTGCTTACCCGAGAAGACCTGACCGCGGAGGGCGGAGTCGGCGACCATCTTGCGCTTGGCACGGATGGCGGCCTTGAAGTCTTCATGGATGCCGTCGACCGAGGCCTGAAGGTCGGCCATCTGCTCGTCAGAGAGGGACGTGCCCTCGATGCCGGCGCCCTTAAGGGGAGACCCGGACGACTTGATGACGACCATGCGCACGCCCTGGGACTCGTAGAGTTTGGACATGTCAGGGATGGCCATGTAGACCCCTACGGAGCCCACGGTCGCCGAGGGACTGGCCACGACTCGGTCGGCCTGAGAGCCTAGCCAGTAAGCAGCCGAAGCCATCTCGGAGTCGGTATAGGCCATGGTCGGCTTGCCCACGTCGCGGATCTTGTTGGCGAGCTCTTCGACGCCGGTGACCGTGCCGCCAGGGGAAGAGATGTTGAAGGCAATCTTCTCGACCGCAGGGTCGGCCGCCATCGCGTCGAGCGTGGCAGAGATTTCATTGACGTCCGTGACGCCCATCATGCGCTCGAGAGGGCTGACGCCCTTGGAGATCAGGCCGACGATAGGGATGACGCCCACGCCGTTCTGGATATACGGGGCAGGGGCCACGCCGAAGATCTGGGCGAGCATGTCGGAGAAGCCGAACTTCTCGGCCATGACCGCGAAGTCTTGGGCCTTGGACGGGTCGATGAGCATCGGCTCACGGCCCTTGAGAGCATGGGATAGGAAGCGGGTCATTTCTTTTCGTTAAGGTTGGTTCCGGGGAGCGGTTCAGCCTGGTCGACTTGGGCGACCGTGCCGAGCGGGGTGTTCGTCGGGCGGAAGAGCAGCTCGAACGGGATGCCGTACTGGCGGGCAAGGTTCTGAATATGAGCCATGTCGGCGGCTCGCTTCTCCATCTCGGAGCGGAAGTCGAGGCCGCGCTGGCCGTAGAGCTCAGACATGGACATCAGGCCCATCTCGATGTCGGCCCGGTCATTCGCGGCTTCACGGCCGGCGTCGACGGTGACCGACTTCGGGGTCGTCCAAGAGGCAGACCACCAGCGGGGGTCGTCGGGGATCTCGCCCCGGGCGATGCCGTCGGCGATGATATACTCCCAAGTCGGCTGGCAGAATGATTCGATGATCATGTTCTGATACTTGCCGAAGACGCGAGCGGCCTTGGCCGTCACGAGGCGGACTCCAGCTCCGCCGGCGGCGGTGACGTCCTTTACGAACTCGTAGGGGAGGACGGAGCAGATGTCCTTTTCCAGCGCCGCGAGGAAGCCGACGAAGGTCGAGTTCGGGCGCTTGCTCTCGAAGGACTCGAAAGAGTCAGAGGACTCGAGCACGATGGCCTTGCCGCCCATCTGGCTTGCGATGATCTCAGCGGAGTTATGGTTCGACGAGATCTCGGAGGCCGCGTCGTCGTCGAGGAAGCCAGAGCCCTTTTTGATGACTCGGGTCACGTCGCCGTTATCCTTTACGGCCCGACGCTCGAGCTCGAGGATCTCCTTCACGTCCTGAATGCTGTTGAGCGAGGACTGAAGCACCGGGACGCCGCGAGAGCCTGAAGCGGTCTCCATGTCCATGACGTGCATGACGGACTGAGCCTCGACCTTCTTCGACGAGCCGTCGGCCTTGTAGACGTTGTAATAGGTCGGCTCGTTATACTTGCCGAAGCCGATGCCGTCCCAGCAATCCGCAGGGGTGTCTGCGTCGGTAGGGTCGCCCACGCGGTGGGCCTCGATGGTCTGGATCTGGGCGCGGTCACCGTTGACGACCTTGATGGCGAAGGCATCTCCGTCGCGGATAAGGGCGCGGATGAGGATGGCCTGACACTGATAGAAGGACTTGCCGGAGACGTCGATGCGCTTGGACTGGCGGGCGAAGTACTCCTCGTAAAGACGGGAAGTCTCCGGGTTGTCTGCGTGCGCCTGCGGCTTGATGCCGTCGCCGACGACGTAGATGCAAAGGTCGTTCAGGATCTGGCGGAACAGGGCGGACTCGCGCTCGGCCCATCGGCACTTCTTGACCATCTCGTTGCGATCCCAGGGCGAGAGGTCGCGGCGCATGTCGTCCGGCTGCGGAGCGTAGATGACGCGGCGGGCGTAGGTCTGGACGGTGCTGCCCCACTGGTTGCCGCTGTATTGATTGTTGAACGTGGCCCCACTCGACGCGGCCTGAGGCGCGGTCGTCGGCTTCTTCCTTGCGGAAGACTTGGCGGGCTTCGGGTCTTTCTTGCGGGGGGCCATAGATTATTCGTAACGGTTGTCCCATCGGGTGTAAACCATCGTCGAGCGTCGACCATACTTGCCAGGATCGAGGCGTGATAGGCCGAACATCGCCTCGTTCAAGACCTCCTTGGGCGTCATGCCTGGGAAGGCCTTGGTCGCGGAAGAGCCGGAGTCACTGTAACTCATGAGTGTCTTTCCGTCCATGATGAGCTGAAGGGCCTTCGCCTTGAGGTCGAGAAGCTCGCATTCCGTCAGGCCGATGAAGATACCTTGTGCCATTTAATCTTGCGGTAATTGGCAACGGAGGGGGCGGCGACGCCCATATCCACGCCACGAGCTCTTCTTCCCGCAACTATCGGCGCCGCCGCTTACATGAAGTCTCCCCAGGTTCACGCGGAAGGCAAGTCGGTTTCGGTTGTTTCCTTCCCGACGATGCCCCAACGGACGGCAGCCAGAAGGCCGAGCAGCTCGCAGTCGAAAGCGTGATTGTCCTTCTTGCCCTGAGGGAGCAGCCACTGGGGCTTCCCCGTGCGCCTGTCCTTCACGCGGACTTCGGCATTCATCTGGTCGACGTAGTCCTGGCCGGCGTCGAGGGAGTAGGTGAATACTTTCCGAGAGCGGAGGCCGTGCAGGAGGTCTTTGCCGGCGAGGTTCGACCAGACGATCAGGACGGCCCGCGCCTGAAGACCGGGCACCATGATGGCCTGTTTGTCGGAGTAGAAGCGGCGGGTGGTCTTACCGTCCTTAGTCGTGACCGAGAAGTCTTCGTTGCCCGACCCCTTCGCACACTTCCAGCCGCGGGCCGCGGTCTGGCGGTAGACGTCCGTAGCCTGGTCGCCGGAGTCCACCATGACCATTGCCTGATGCACGCCGTGCTTTTTGACGAAGGCCTCGAGGTCGTTCCATGTGTCAATCTTAGCGAAGGCCTTGAGCCGGCTATGCCCGGTGCGACTCCACCGGCGAATGGCACAATAGAAGAACCCACGTTGGACGTCGATGCCGGCCGTGCGGAAAGGGAAGGAGCCTTCGGGCGCTCCATCGCGGTCGACGACGCGGCCCTTCGGGGTGATGACTGACTCCCCGTCCCAGTCGTCGGTCATGTTGTAGTTCGCGGCCTGGGCGATGTTCACGATCTCCCCGCCCTCTTCGGCCCAGCTGAGAGCCAGACGCTTCTGCTTGAATTGGCGGCGACCGTCTTCGTCTCCGTAGATGTCAGCCGCCTCCTTCGCCTTGATCATCATCACGGCCAGCTCGCCCCAGCTCATCGTCGCAAGGCTGTTCCAGTGTAGGCCGATATGCCCGGAGTTAGCGGCCGAGGCCGTCGCCACAAAGGCGCCGCGTCGGTTGGCCTCGAGGCGCGTGGCGTTGTTGTCGGGCAGTCGCTCCTGACAGCCGGCGCATTCGTAAGTCGTGCCGGTGCTGACCTTCTGCAAATCCCATGTGCCGGTCTGCTTTGCCTCGTCCGGGAACCTGACCTGTTCCCAGACCCATGGCTGGAGCGTGTCACATCGGACACACCGAAAGTTCCAGTCGCGTTGATCGGTGGACTCGTGCAGCTGATGGAACTCCTGCCCAGCCCGTCCGCCCTGGGACATGAAGATGCGTTTGCCCATCCAGCCGAACGCCGTCACGCGCGCGCTCAGTTCGGCAAGGTGCCCGCTCGGTGCCATCCAGCATTCGTCTGCAATTGTATATCGAAGGGACAGGCGCTGAAGGTTCGCTTCATTCCAGAGGCCGCGACAGTAGAGCGTCATGCGGTCGAAGTCCGTCGTCGTCGAGCGATCCATGTCGTCGACCGAGATGCGGGCCTTCACTGGCGGGCAGTTGTTCCACACTGGCCGCATGTAGCGAAGGGCGAAGTCCTTAGATTCCGCATCCGTGCTTTGGAATACCGCGGTCGGGCCTGGGGCGTTGGCGATGATGTGACAGGTGAATAGGCGGGCGAAGAGGGACTTGCCGGACTGGATGCTCGCGAGCACGGTGAGCATCCGCGTCTCAGGGTCGGCCGCGATGCGTAGGGCCTCGGCGATCCACGGCGTGCGCTCCGAGCGGAACGGCCCGGGCATCGGTGAGTCGGGGATGGCGAGCACGTTCTCCTCCAGCCACTCGACCACGTCGCCGGAGTCGGACGGCTTGAGCACGTCACGGCCTACGCGGAGTAGGTCGGACTTATTCATAAAGCCCTGCCTCCTTCAGGAGACGATACAGCTCGTCGGATAACTCAGACCACTTCTTGGGCTTGCGCTTGAACGGACGCGACGGCTTTGGCATCGGCTTGCGCCTGGGCTTGGGCTTACGCTTCGTCATTGGCGGAGAGGTCGGCCTTCGTCTTGCGTACCCAAGTCTCGAGCGCCTTCACGGCCTTCGCCGGGTTCTCGGGGTTGCACCCTTCGGCCACGTCGAGGGCCAGCTTGTCGAGGCGGTTGACGACTTCGCCCATCAGTTGACGCATGGCCTCCGTCGCTTCCTTCGCGGCGATGTAGTCCTTAGCCAGGATGAGCCGACGCTCCTGCTCTTCCTCGAGGGCGACCAGCGTCTTGAGGCTCTGGTTGTATGCGGTCTGGTACTTGCCCTGGTTAGGATCTCCGCCCTCCATCGACGCAAGCCAGACGCCGCGGGCCCGACCGACGAGCGCCCGGTGTTCCGCGATCGTGTCGGAGAGCGTGCCGTCGTCGAGCTGCGCCGGCGCGGCCTTCGGCGCCTTCGCCTTGCGCTGCTCATCGCGTTGAGCCCGCCATGCCAGGGCGGCTTCGATGCTGTCGGTGGGAAGGCCTTCGCGTTTGAGCACGCTCACGCGCTGCGGCGTGATGTTCAAGGCCGTGCCGATCTCGAGGTTGCTGAGTTTACGCGTCATGGCCGAGTGCTGGAGTTCCCCCGTTTGCTGTTTTGGTCAAAACCTTCGTTTCCCCTCGTAAAAAAGAGGGGCAGGTGTCGTCCAACGCGGCGGAATAAGGCCCAAAAGAGATTCCTTAGGGGGGTTGTCCGTAGTGGGGAAAGCGATACGAAAGGCCTCGCTCATATCTAAACGACAAGTAATCATATATTTATGACGCTATATGGCGGTCGAATGATACGCGCATCTTATCGCGCTTAGAGTTGCAGTGAGGGAACAGGCCGTGGGCGTCGGAGTTCACGGACAACTGGATGGCCCGGGCTCGCTTGCGCATGGCCTCATGCGACTTGCCATACATCCGTGCGATCATGCGGGAGGACAGACAGCCAGGAAGACTGAGCGCCCATCTGATGAGCTCGACGTGCCGGCGGAAGGCGAACGAGTCCGACATAGCCAGGGCGTCGATGAAGGCCTTGAGCATGACGGCCACGAGATCGCGGGAGATAAACGCATCGACCTCGACGTGCTCATCCTTGCCGGTGTTCATCCATGCCGTGTGTTCGTCCTTCACCTTGAAGACGTGCCGAGACTGTACCATCTCGCGGTAAGGCAGCACGCCGGAGTTGCGCATCTTCTCCTGCACCTTCTTTGGCTGAGAGAAGAACCAAGCATCGAACGACCGTGCCTCTTCCGCCGGAGCGGTCAGGTCATTCAGTCGGGCCTTGGTCATTCATCTCGGACGGTGCTGAAGGTTTTGACGGGGGCAATGTGCAAAGGTTGTGCCAGGTGTTAGTCCTCGGGACGTAATCG